AGATCCTTCCTACGGGCAAGGCACCTGAAGGACTTCTTGCTTTAGAAGATGAAGGTCTCTTCATTACTTCTAATGAGAAGGATGCAAAGAACTCTATTTCTATCTTTAAATTCTGATGAATTGTGATCCCAAGTGGAAGCAGTGGTGTATTGCCTGCTGCTCATCGCAACTATGGTTACTCCCTGCTCTTCTACTTGGGGTTCTTATTCTTATTGAAGGTGTTCATACTGATGCCCATCAAAAGATGGAAATGGATGTTCATGGCTACTGCAAAAATAATGCAGAGAGTCAAGAAAATCTAAACTTCGGAGACGACGATTGGTGAAAAAGAAAGTGCAAAAGATGTTGGAGTGGTTTTATGACGACTCTGACAGAGGAGAAGAAAACATCACTGAATGTAAAAGTATCTACGATCTTGTGGAGAAACTTCAATGGAGAATTGAGTCTTTGGAGAATGAACACATGCAATTGGTTCGTAGGATGGGGGAACTAAATAGTCGCGTAGACGATTTTTCTACGAATGAAAATTAATCTTTGGTATTCTAAAGGTATTGGTCAATGGAGATGGACTCTTTGTGAAGAATTTAGAAATGGTGTTACGAAAGTAGAGCAACATGCCGGACAACGTGAAGAACTGCGAGATGCAATGAATGATGTTGCCAATACGGTAGAGTATATGTTAGAAGAAAAATTATAAATAACTGAAAACTGAAGACGTATAAAGAATTATACAATGGAAAATATAAAGATTAGGTGTCGTTCCTGTGGAAAGGAATTGGAAGGACACCCGAGTAAGACAGTTTCTTGTGGTTGTCCGAATATGGCAACCATTCGTGGTGATAAGATTTCGGCAGTTGACTTATCAAATGTCGTTATGTTAAACTCTTATCATCCTAAAAATAAAAAGGAAGTTCTTTCATCAGAAGATATCTTATGGCAGGAACAAAGAAAGCAACGCAAAGTTCGTAAAATGAATTTTGAGGTTAGATAATATTAGGAAATCAAGATAAGTTGACGAATACTAATTGGTAACTATTATAGCTAATATGTATTTCAATTTAAAAAACCATGGACGAGCACACCTATAATAACTGGGTGAAAGTCAAAGAGACTTTTGAGTCATCTGGAAATACTGAAAACTTTTTCTATCAGAGAGCATGTGCAATTGTTGGTGGAGCACCAGATCCTATCGATAAAATGATAAAACAAGATAATGCCGCATCGGATGGATGAAATAAAAACGGAACATTATGTCACTCAAAAAGAGTGTCAGGAGATGATTGACGATGCTATTCGGAGACACAATAGAAACGCAGGTATTATCAGCATGTGTGTTGGGTGGGTTGTCTTATGCTTATTTGCTGAGGGCCTTCTCAGATTGATTGGTGTTATTCCACCACTATTACCATGGTTACAAATTAAATTGTAGGAAAATTTTATGAAAGTTGGAATGATTGGGTTAGGTCGTACTGGTGAAGGTATGTCCCGTCGTATGATTGAAAAGGGAATTGAAGTTTGGGGTTATAGTAGTAGTAACTATGAGAATGCCTGTGGACAATACGAAGCAGGATATATTAGTGGATGTGTAACTTCACTAGAGTATCTTGTTCAGGCAGTCAAATCTGATAGTCTTAGATATACTAGTGCCGGAAAAGTTCCTGGTATCTTTCAGATTACACTTCCAGAAGTAAAGGTAGAAGACACACTTGATGAGTTACTACCATTACTTGAGGGGGGTGATATTATTATTGACCATAGCACTAATGACATAACAAAATGTCAGGAACTGGAACAGTATTGTTCTAAGTTAGGTATATCTTATATCTTCTCTGGAGTATACGGAGCACCTTATGCTATTGATGTTTGCTCTAAAATTTTCCAATGTCTATCACCGGGCAATATTACATGACTTTATCTGATGTCTTACTATACGGATCATTACCATTTCTATGTGCCACCATTTATTTCGGGCACAGAAAAGGTGAAAATGTCTACTACGAAAGTGACAAATATGACGGAAATGGAACAGCGCATTAAGATGAGGTATGCGTTTGCCATGTCCTCATTTGGTAGAATGTTTAAACCCAATAATATTGTATATGAGATGAGATCACTTTGTAGAGAGTGGTCTGAAAATATTGATGAAATTCCACCTGCTAAAGACTTGTATCAAGTTGATCGTTATTTTCTAGAACTTTGGAAAACAAGAGAGATTACTTATGGGTAACATAGCACTCAAGGCAGCACACTTTGCCTCTGCAACACTCAATAATCCGTGGGGTGTTGGTAGTTTAAGTTTCATATTGGTCTTTGTTCCTGTTATAGGAATGTGGGCAGTCCACAAATATAACTGGCAGCACTGGGCACCATTTGACAGAGGACACTAGAGGTAGTATAATATATGAGTTGAGAAATCAACTGCGGTGCTCCCCTTCAGTAGGTTCAGGAGTAGCGGCGATAGGAACCTACTTCTACTTGACTACATAATCACAACACCTTATAATACAGGTAATCAAAACGGACAATGGCACTGACTGAAAAATTCAAGACCAAGGATTTAGATACCCTTCGTAATGCTGCAAAAGGTGAAATTTTCTTAGATGTAAAAAGTCCAAAATTATTTAAGAAGGTTCGTAAATATTATGAATCTAATGGAGTAATTTTTTCTGGTGATCCACTTGATGATTATGAAATCATGATGGACTGTTTGTATTCTGATCTAAAAATTTCTGTTGAGGTTGCCTGATGAACGTTGTATACAAACCAACCGTTCTTCTTGAGCGGTCTCCTTATCGTTATATCCAAGTTGGCACTTTGGAAATCAATGGTAAACCAGATTGTCGCATTCAAAAATCAGATTCATATACCGGTCGTTATCGTGATATGTATCTTTGTGATAATGAATTGCAACTGATGACTGCTATGGAGGATTTTGAATATACTAAATGGTTAGATCCAGATGGTGTTCCTTGTTATGTTAGAGACTCGGTATCGTCTGAAAACTAGACCTGGTGGAGTCATTATGACCCTCTTATGAGTTTACGGCATCTCTCAAATGCCGTTGGTGCGGGTGAGTTACTACTGTCCAGTTTCTTGCTTCTGGTCAAAGAGTAAGTGGCGTGCATGGCAAGACCGTATGAAGCAGGGTTGCATAAACCCTGTTTTTTTGGTATAATGTAATGATGATATTATAGTATATGAAAGTTGCTTTAATTACTGGTATTACAGGACAAGATGGTTCATACTTAGCAGAACTTCTCCTTGAAAAAGGGTATGAGGTTCATGGTATTGTGCGTCGTGCTTCTTTAATTAATACCCATAGAATTGATCACATTTATGAACAACTAAAACTTCATTATGGTGATCTAACAGACTCTACAAATTTAGTGAGGGTTATTCAGCAGGTTCAACCAGATGAGATTTATAATCTTGGGGCACAAAGTCATGTAAAGGTATCATTTGAGATGCCTGAGTATACGGGTCAGACAGATGCCATAGGCACCCTGAGAGTGCTTGAGGCAGTCCGTTTGCTTGGTATGGAGAATAGGGTTCGTATCTATCAGGCATCTACTAGTGAACTTTATGGACTGGTGCAAGAAACACCACAGACAGAGACCACACCTTTCTATCCACGTTCTCCTTATGGTGTTGCAAAACTCTATGGGTACTGGATAGTAAAGAACTATCGTGAAGCATATGGAATGCACTGCAGTTCTGGTATTCTATTCAATCACGAGTCACCAAGACGTGGCGAAACCTTTGTAACTCGTAAGATTACGAGAGGATTATCTAGAATCTCTGTAGGTCTTCAAGATTGTTTATATCTTGGAAATCTTAATGCAAAGAGGGACTGGGGTCATGCAAAAGACTTCGTGGAAGCAATGTGGTTAATGCTCCAGCAAGATGAACCAGATGATTATGTCATTGCTACGGGAGAACAATACTCTGTTCGTGATTTCGTTGATGCTGCTGCACCTATTTTCGGTATGAAGATTGAGTGGATGGGTGAGGGTCTTGAGGAAGTTGGATATGATTGGAACACAAAGAGATCAGTTATTAGAGTTGATCCCAAGTATTTTCGTCCTGCAGAAGTAGAGACGTTACTTGGAGATCCTACTAAAGCAAAGGAAAAACTGGGTTGGGAACCCAAAACATCATTTAAAGAACTAGTTGAGGACATGTGTATCTATGGACAGTAATAGTAAAGTATATGTTGCTGGTAATACTGGACTTGTAGGATCGGCAATTGTTCGTATGCTTCATATGAAAGGATATACGAATATCTTATCAACACCATCAAGTCACTTTGATTTGCGGAGGCAAGACGATGTTGAAAGGTTCTTCAAGAATAATGAACCTGAATACGTTTATCTTGCTGCCGCGAAGGTTGGTGGTATTGGTGCAAATAAAGATTATCCTGGACATTTCATCTATGATAATTTGATGATTCAGTCAAACATCATTCATGCCGCACGTAAGTTTGGTGCTAAGAAACTGTTGTTCCTTGGGTCTTCTTGTATCTATCCAAAGATGTGCGAACAACCCATTAAGGAAGAGTATCTAATGACTGGTCCTCTGGAACCAACCAATGATGCCTATGCTGTCGCTAAGATTGCGGGTATCAAGATGTGTCAGGCATATCGTAAGCAGTATGGATTCAATGCTATCTCCTTGATGCCTACGAATCTGTATGGTACTAATGACAACTTTGATCTTGAAAGTTCACATGTTCTGCCTGCATTTATTCGGAAGTTTCATGAGGCAAAAGATACTGTGACCCTTTGGGGTGATGGGTCTGCTATGCGTGAGTTTTTACATGTAGATGATCTTGCAGAAGCATGTTTTGAATGTATGAAGAGTTATGATAGTCCAGATGTCATTAATGTTGGGACTGGTCAAGATGTAACTATTGAAGAACTTGCTGAAACTGTTGCCGATGTTGTTGGTTTCAAAGGTGAGATTGTATGGGATATATCTAAACCTAATGGAACTCCTAGAAAAGTTCTAAATATTGAGAAGATTGAAACTCTTGGGTGGAAACCAAAAATCTCACTCAAAGATGGGATTAAAACAACTTATGAGTGGTATAAAGATTATGCTTGCAAATGATGACTTGGGAAATCTGGGGAGACTTGGAAACCAGATGTTTCAATATGCAGCACTTCGTGGATTGGCACAAAGACATGCTTATGAATATTGTTTACCACCTAGAAGTGTAGTTGCTACTAGAGATCCTAACTGTGTGGCATCTGATATTACGATGTTTGAGTGTTTTAAAATTCCCAATGCTCCAAAAAGAGTAAGTAATTTTCCTAAGATAATGGAATCTGGATTTGGTTTAGACCAAAATCTTTGGGAAAGGTGTCCAAATAATATTAGTCTTTATGGGTATTTTCAAACAGAAAAATATTTTAAACATATTGAAAAGCAAATCCGAGAAGCATTCACGTTTGTTGATGAAATCTCTCAACCAACGAAAGAAGCATTTGAAGAAAATTTTCAAGATGCTGAAGTAATATCTGTGCATCTTCGTCGTGGTGATTATCTTAAATATCCACATCATCCAGTGCAACAATTAGAATATTATTCAAAAGCATTATCAAAATTACCAGATGATATTCCTGTTATGATTTTTTCTGATGGTATTGATTGGTGTAAAGATCAAGAGATATTTCAAGGAGATAGATTTATTTTTTCTGAAGGAAATAATACTGCAGTTGATCTTTTCCTCCAAACTTTATGTACATACCATGTTATCGCAAATTCATCATTTTCTTGGTGGGGTTCTTGGTTGGCAAAGAGTAAGAAGACTATTGCCCCCAATGTTTGGTTTGCTGGACCTGATTCTCAAAAAGATTTGAGTGATCTTTATTGTTCTGGGTGGACAATCATATGAGAGTAGCAGTTTTAATATCCGGTAGAGCGGCTAGATATGAAGTTTGTCTGAAACGTCTCCTGGAAAAAAACAAGCATGAATATGATTTGTTCATTTCCGTGAATGATGAACCGTGTAAGTATTATGATGTGATGGAGGAAAGTCTTCAACCTTGGTTAAGGGGTTTGGAGATAAAACCTTTCTCTCTTCCAGATGACTTTGAGAATCATCATCCTGGAACTGTTAGACAAAGTGTCAACGGAAAATTTGTTCCGCAGAATGTTATGTCAATGTTTTATAATGACATGAATGCATTTAATATGGCAACAAACTATGCCGATAACAATGGATTTGAGTATGATGCATATTTAAAGTATCGTAGTGATTTAATTGCAGATGATATGCCAAATATTGTTAAAAGTAGTGATTATAAAATTTTTTCAACGGTTCCAGTATGTGATTTTACTACTCCTTTAGTTGATAGAAATACTATATCTCTTGGAACTCATGTTCCTATTGTTTCTGACGCAATTGCTTATGGAAATAGGGAATCAATGAGAGTATATTGTGAAACATATGAATTCATTTTAGAAATCAATTCCTTGTGGGAAAAGAAATATCAGATTCACTTTGAAAGATGTTTGACGCAAAATGTATATGACAAGAATATTCCTGTGGAGAGATTTAGTTATTCGTATAAACTAGATGGTAACCGCAGAATATTTGATAAGGTTTGGGAAAATGATGGAGATAGTAGAATACATAATATTCGGGGTGCTCATCCACCAATCAACTCTAAAGATTTAGAGACTACAGAACATATTGGAACTTTCCCAATGTCATGAGATATTTTAATTTAACGCTAGTTCATTTAGAGGATGGGGTTGAAATAACTTATCCTACAGGAAAGAATAGGGAAGTATTATTCTTTTATGATGATGCTGATAGGTTTTTGAAAAATACTACCTGGCCAGTTCGTATAGATGCTGACTTTAAAAAGATTTTAAGAGGTGTTGAAGAAACAATTTATATTGAAGAAGATTGTTTCCTTTATTATGCTTTCAGTTTGCAGGTTAGTTATGCCCATTATCTTACTCAGTGTCTTCCTAAATTGCATTACTATGATTCAGAAAAGAAATTAGTTATTCCCAGGTCAACTTACAATATTTTATCTAAAAGTATCTTTAAATTACTTGGAATACCTGAAGATCGTATTCTAGTCCTAGAAGATAATATTAAATATGTCTTTAAAAATATAGATACTATTCCCCATATAGGATTGCAGTGGAACGGAGTTGGTGGAGAAATAAATATTGCTGGTGTAGAAGTCTGTAAGAAACTTCATAATGCTTTGGGTATAATACCAAGCAAAAATGCTACTAGGAAAGTTTATCTCAAAAGAAATCAAAATGTATCTTTAGAGCATAATAATAGTCAGGTTGGTAGGTATAGATGTATTAGTAATGAAGACCAGTTAATTGAACTGTTAGTTCAAAATTGTTTTGAGATTATTGAATTGGGTGATAAGACAATACAAGAAAAAGTGGAAGCATTGAAAGATATTGATGTTCTAATAACACAGTTGGGTGCAAATGTTTGTAATCTAATTTTTTCAAATACATCCAATAATATTTTATTATTATCAAATGATAAACCAGTAGGACAAGATTATTATTTTGGTTTGCTTGATAAGTTAAATTTAACCCAGCGTAAGGATTTGTTCTTATATCCTTCTTTACCTCATAATATAGATCCGAAAAATGGCACTAATGGTGCCTTTGAGGTCAACTTGGAAAATATCAATAAATACATAGAAACGCTATAAGTATGAAAGTTGTTATTCCAATGTCTGGTATGAGCTGCAGGTTTGCTGCCGCTGGATATGAAATTCCAAAGTATCTTATTGAAGTTGATGGTAAAAGAGTAATCGAACACATTGTTCGATTATATCCTGAAAATAGTGAGTTTGTGTTTATTATCAATGATAAGCACAGGGAAGAGACTGATATTTTGGATGTTCTGGATAAACTTGTGGAGAAGAAAGAAATAGTAACTATTCCTCGTCACAAGAAGGGACCAGTATTTTCAGTATCTGAGTTTGATGAACTTATTGATGATGATGAAGAGGTCATTATCAACTACTGCGACTTTTCCATTTATTGGGACTATCGCCACTTTAAGGAATATGTTGATGCCGTAGAGTGTGATGGATGTGTAATTTGTTATACAGGATTTCATCCTCACATGTTGGGTAGTGATAACTATGCTTTCTGTCGCACTGATGATAAAAATAAAATTCTAGAAGTTAGAGAGAAACAACCATTTACAGACAATAAGATGTCTGAATTTGCCTCTGCTGGAAACTACTACTTCAAGAAAGGTAGTTACGTCAAGAAATATTTTAAGCAGTTGATGGATGAAGATATCAACATCAATGGTGAATATTATGTGAGCTTAATTTATAATCTTCTCATTCATGATGGACTTGACAATCGAGTCTATGAGGTTCCTTATATGTTGCAGTGGGGAACTCCTGGAGATCTTGATATTTACAACAGTTGGTCTAACTATTATCGCAAAACTCTTGAAGGTCAGAAAGAGGTTAAGATAGAGAACTGTACTCTTGCACTTCCTATGGCAGGTGCTGGCAGTCGTTTTGCCAAGGAGGGATATGCACATCCCAAACCATTCATTCCTGTAAATGGAAAGAATATGGTTGAACAAGCAGTTCGCTGTCTTCCTAAGACTGATAGAACCATCTATGCTTGTCTGAAAGGACATCAAGCACCTGGTGATGATGTTGTGTGGATTGATGAGGTACTAGAAGGTCAAGCATGTACCACAGAAAAGATTGTAGAACAATGTGAAGATGGTTCAATTCTTGTATCTGCGTGTGATAACGGCGTCTTTTATGATGCAGATAAGTTCATGGAGTTGGTAAATGATGAAAGTAATGATATAATTGTATGGACATATCGTAATAACTATACTAGTAAGTTACAACCAAATGCATATTCATGGGTAAACTGTGATGAAGATGGTAATGTTTCTAATGTTGATGTAAAAGATTTTAAGGGAACTAACCCTATAGAAGAGTTTGCAATCACAGGAACAATGTTCTTTCGCTCAAGAGAAGTTTTTGCATATTCTTTAAGTTCTCTTTATGATAAGAATATAAGAACAAATGGGGAGTTTTATGTTGATACGATGCTCAATGAGGCAATTAGACTGGGATATAAGGTAAAAAACTTTGAGATTGATAATTATATTTGTTGGGGAACACCTAACGATTTAAAGACTTATCAATACTGGCAAAGATTCTTCAATAAAGTTGATTGGCACGATTATCACTATAAAAATGACTATTTTACCACCTAAAAAAGACATAAATGCAGTTCATATGATATAATAATCAAGTAGTATTATGGAAGTGGTGTAATATTGTTGCTTACAATAAAAATTATTTTAATTCAGAATCTTGGTAAAGTATGAATAAAAGAGTATTGCCAATTTCATATTGGGACTCTGGACAAACAAGAAGAGTCGCTCCTGTAGATGAGAATCATAGAATACTTGAAGTTGCATATTTTGATCAAATAAGATTTGTCGGACACTCAAAGCATTATCCGCAACCATTGATGTGGTCAACTAAAACAGGAAGACTTATTCTTCCTACCATTGAAAAGTTTATGTCTCTTGATAGGGGTACTGTTTATGAAGAGACCATGGAATATGATATTTGGTTGCCTGTAAGATTTACTCAATTCTGTGATATTCCAGTATTTTATTTCGTCTATAATATGGCGAACTACTATCATTTTATCTACGATACTCTACCTTATCTTTTTCATTATTTTAATGAGAAAAAAATTCATCCTGATTTAAAATTACTTGTCAGTCCTCCTGAGGGTCAAGATGATCTCTATCTATTTGTTTGGGAATGTCTTCAACTTTTAGGTATCAATAAAGAAGATGTAATATTTTTGAATCAAAATACTTTGTATAATAAGGTCTGTGTTGGTTCTTCTTTAACTCACAACCGTCTTTCCAATTTACCACCACATAAGAAGGTGTTTGAAGTTCTGAATCGTATGAAAGGTGAAGGTAAAGGATCAGAGAAGATTTATATTTCTCGTCGTACTTGGTTGCATAATAATTTAAAAAACATTGGAACAAACTACACAGAACGCAGACGTTGTGTAAATGAAGATGAGATGGCGGAATTGTTTATCTCTGAGGGATTTGAAGAAGTGTTTTGTGAAAACTTGTCAATGAAAGAAAAGATTGCTATGTTTAGTAATGCTAAAGTCATAGCAGGTCCTATTGGAGGAGGTATGTGTAATGTAATTTTTTCCCCACCAGAGACGAAGGTAATCTCTATTAATAGTCCAAAGTTCTTTGATGTTAATAGTAGGTTTGAATATTCAATGTCTCATACCAATTTACATCACTTTGACCACACAGAATTTGTTGATGAGATTGGGGAGAGTGTAGAAAACAAAGGATCACTTTCCATCTCTGGAGGATTAAACTCTCCTTGGAAAGTTGATATAGATAAATTAAGAAATTTTTTGTCTGAATTATGAAAATATTATATATTTCTACTTATGATTCGATCGGTGATAATTTATCAATAAATGGAATGGTTAATTTCCTATCATATTATTATGAAAAGATAATAATCTTTATGGATTATAACTTTTCAAAATGCTATGAAGTATTATATTCTTACAACTCGAAAGTTGAAATTATGAGTTATGATTATTTTATGATAAACGGACATAACTTTGATCATTCTAATGATGACATTGATTTTTTATATCTTTTAGAATTATCAACGTGGAGAGATACTTGTAAGTCTGGAAATACATTATTATGTAAAAGAGGGTATACAATATGCGCCACAGATTTTTTGGAAAGAATCACACCAAATAATATTTTTTCAGAATGTAATCCGATTGGTACTCATCTTAATATTCAATATGATACTAAATTATATAAAGATTTGAATCAATTTGTAGTGGTTAGAGACAAACTTCCTATAGAAATAAAATATAGAAATTTTCATTATGATAGGTTATATGAGCAAGAAGAAAAACTATTTAAAAAATTAAATCTTCCTAAAGAATATGCAGTCATATGTGAATATGGATTAAATAAAATCAATAAAAAATATATTTCTTCAGAACACATAGTAAATCTGCACAATATATCAAACTTTTTTGACACTGTTAAATTAATAGAGAATGCAACTGAAATACATTTAATAGAAAATTCTTTAGCGATATTTGTATATCTTCTTCAATTATCAGGTAAAATTGAGAAAAAGAAAGTGCATTTTCATTTATATGTAAGAAAATATGATAGTTGGAGAAAAAATTTTTATAAATGGTTTGTGAATCCTAAATTAGAAAACTGGATATTTATTGAATAATGTTATTAGAATTAGCACACACACTTTCCGAATATGCAATTTGTGGGGAAGGTAATGTCTCACAAAGGCAGAGTAATACATCTTTTTTAGTTAAAGCGAGTGGTTCTAGTCTTCATAATCTTTCTGAGACTGATCTTACTTTGTGTGATTTGAATGGAAAAAAGATAAACTCTGATCATAAAAAACCTAGTATAGAAACTTTATTTCATGCTTGGATTATGAAAAACTTTCCTGAAGTAAATTATATTGCACATACGCATCCCACACATACAAATAAAATATTATGCACTGATCATATCTATAGTTTTGCAATCAATCGCTTGTTTCCAGATCAAGTTATTCGTAATGGTAAAAAGTCTTGTGTAGTTCCCTATGCAACTCCAGGAGAAAAGTTATTAATTGAGATTGAACAGTCGGTAAATTCTTTTATAGATAATGAAGGTTATTTTCCTAAATTGATATTGCTTCAAAATCATGGTATAATAGTATCATCTTCTTCATACAAAGAGTGTATTGCTTCTACGTTTATGTGTGAAAAATCTGCACAAATTTTCATTGGATCTATCGGTTTAGGAAAGTGTAATTTTTTAGATTCTAATTTAGTAAATGAAGTTTTTGATTGTCCAAATGAAAAGTACAGGAGAGAATTATTGAAATGAAAGTAATTTATGTTGACATTGATGAAACTATTTGCCACAGAGAAACTTCAGTAGACTTTGGAACAACTCACGATTATACAAAGGCAAAACCAATTCAAGAAAATATTGATAAGATCAATAAACTCTATGATGAGGGGCACACTATTGTTTATTGGACTGCTCGTGGATCAAGAAAACAAATTGATTGGACAAATTTAACTGAACAACAACTAAAAGATTGGGGTGCCAAATATCACGAACTTCGTGTTGATAAACCTTTTTATGATTTGTTTATAGAAGATAAATCTTTAAGAATAGAAGAATTATGAAACTTATATCTCATCGTGGTAATATCCGTGGTCCAGTACCTGGAAGAGAAAATGCGCCTAGTTATATTGATTGTGCCCTTGGCAATGGGTATGATGTGGAGATTGATGTTAGGGTAATTGCTGGTGAACTGTGGTTAGGTCATGATGAACCACAATATAAGGTAACATGGAATTGGATTTTTCATAGACAAGATAGTTTGTGGTTGCATTGTAAAGATCTTGAGGCAGCTAAAATATGCCAGGTATTTCAGTCTTTTTCTCATGAAGGAGATGCGTTTACATTTACTTCAAGAAAGGTGATTTGGTTGCATGACCTTTCTCAGAAGGTTGATGATAAAACAATCATTCCATTACTCTCAAAAAAAGATTTGGATGATCGCATTGATTGTATTCATGATTGTTATGGAGTTTGTACTGACTACCCATCAATGATATCGGTATAAGTCAAACTTACTTGTATAAGTAGTAGTAACGTTCTTATATGCAATTTTATAGGTAAATGACATACAAAATCGAAGAAGCAGGAAAAACATTTATGTTTCACTGGGTAGTTCTTATGCTCGGTGCTTTGAAACAAGTAGATCTTTCTTCAAGGATTGATGTTTGTTTTGATCGTGAAGATTTTAATGAATATCAGAAAGAATCTTTTGAACTTTTGTCCGATGTTATTAATGTAGTTCCAAATACCTGTCAGTGGACTCTACTTCCATCGATCAAACCAGTAGACTTTCAGAACGGTAGTGGACGACCTTGTGTAGAACATGATACATATCATTTTCTCCGAGATCTTTTTCTTTCTCGTGTAGGGAGTGATTTTGATACGTCCAAATATAGTAAGATTTATATTTGCAGAGGTAATTCTCATCTTTGTGAAGGTAATCGTGAAGATAACAATGTTCGTCGTAGGCAGATTGTAAATGAAGGTGAGGTTGTAGAATCTCTTGAAGAGATTGGAATCAAACCAATCTTCTTTGAAGACTATACAATGTCTCAAAAGATCCAAATTATGAGAGATGCATCTTTAGTAGTTGCTCCTCAAAGTGGAGGACTCACCTTTACTTTATTTGCAAATAAGGATGCAGATATTGTAGAGATCTATCCACCTAACCCACATCAATATTGTGATCAGTATATTGATGTTTGCAGATCTTTGAACATTCCTTTTAGAAGATTTTATGATGTTTCTAAAGTTGACTTTCATGATAATATGATAGTTGATCCAAAATTACTTTCCAATTTTATATTAAAGAAATGAAAAAAATTAGTCTCGCTATACCTTTTTATAATACGTCCCAATACTTTTTAGACTGTATTAAGTATGCTGTTGATGATGATTTCGTTTCTGAAATCATTGTCAACGATGATTGTTCACAAGTAGATGAGTGGGACAATCTTTGCAAAATTGTTGAAGAACTTGATTGTGATAAGATCAAGTTGTTCAGAAACGATGAAAATCTTGGTGCCTTCAGAAATAAATTCACTACAGTAAAGAATTGTACAAACGAATGGGTTTATCTTCTTGATAGTGATAATCATCCATTCTTAGAAACTTATCGGGTGATTAGAGATATCCCTGATGATAATACTGCTATCTGTTATTCTCCAAGACAGTTGTTTTGTAAGAATGATGATAAAGCAGATTATGAAAATATTTCTGATTATACATTCAAGTACGATATTATTGGTATTGAAGAAAGCAAAGATGCAATCTTCAAAAGAACCAAATGGTTTGATTGGTTCTTGAATAGTGGAAACTATGTTATTAACAAGCAGATGTATTTGGAGTCACTTTCTGAAGCGTTTCTAGATACTAGTACTCCATTACTTCACGCTGATACTGCAGCAGCGTATTACTTCTGGTTGAAGAATGGTGGAGAGTTTGTAGTTGTAAATGATCTGCGTCACAATCATCGTTTACGTCCTCAAAGCAATTGGAATGCTTGTGGAGCACAATCTATGCAGTCAGTTGAATATTACAAAGATCAAATGGTGAACCTATGATTAGAGTCGTTGATACTCCACAACAGTGGATCCCCAAAAATACATTTCAATATCCTCCACATCAAGGGTTGAATCCTTTGATTGAGGAGAGAGCATTTTCGTATTTCACTACAATGGATATTGATAGTGATTACCTTTATATTCCTATTCAGTGGACTCAGTATCATTGTTCAAACAACTGGGGAAATGATACTGCAAAGATTGCTGAGATTCAAAATTGGGCAAACGAACTTCCCAATAAGTATCCAGGTGAGAAGTTCTTTACCGTTGTTCAATATGACGATGGTACCCTAGTTTCTATTGATAACTGTAAGGTGTTTGCTGCATCAAATTCCCCCAAGTCTCCCAAAGCAGATACGCAAGAATACATTCCTATCCCATTGCTTTCTGATCCTCATCCAGGATCTCCAAAAGAAGTGCGGATGAATAAGGTTGGATTTGCTGGTAGAAATGATACTCACCCAATGCGAAAGGTAATGTGTGATAAGTTGGAAGGACTTGAAGGATATAAGTTCTTCGTAAACCAAACAGCAACTCTCTCAGAAATATTTTGTGATATTATTTACGATTCTGTATTTGGATTAGCACCTAGAGGATATGGTCCTACATCGTTTAGGTTGTATGAAACCATGCAGATGGATGCGGTTCCTATATATGTCAGTGATGTATTTTGGTTACCTTTTGAAGATGTGATCGATTGGAACAAGGCAGCGATTTTGATTACTCCAGATCGTATCGATGAGATTCCTGGAATTGTTGATAATCTTCTGGAGACTGGTGAATTTCGAAAGTATTTGGAGTATGGTAGAATGGTCTATGATAAGTATCTAACGTGGGATGGAACCATGAATCAAATCGCCCAATCAATTTCAAAATAAAATGCTGATAAGTTTTACAAATATCCATAACAAATACAAGATGGATATCAAGGGGATTGTCCACATTGGTGCTCACTATGGTGAAGAACTTCAGGAATATATTGATAATGGTATTCAAAAAATTACGGTTTTTGAACCATTGTCAAAAACTTTTAATATTCTAAAAGAAAGAGTTTCTAATCTGAATGCTGATATTCAAGGACATCAAGTTGCTCTTGGAAGTAAAAAGGGCACTGCTACAATGTTCCTAAGTAGTAATGAAGCACAGAGTAGTTCAATTCTGAAACCAAAGCAGCATCTTGAACTGCATCCTGATGTTTCATTTGATGGAACTGAAGAGGTTGAAGTGTCTCTTCTGGATGATTATGACATTGGTGAATCAAACTTTATCAATATTGATGTTCAGGGATATGAGTTAGAAGTTTTTAAGGGTGGGAAAAAAACTTTAGAGCAAATAGATTATGTTTATTGTGAAGTAAATCGCGATGAAGTCTATGAAGGAAACGCAATGGTCGAAGAACTTGATGAGTTCCTTGGTACATATGGTTTTGAACGAGTAGAAACTAAATGGCCAGAAACGTATTACACATGGGGTGATGCACTCTATATTAAAAAAGGAAGAAACTAATGACTAAAACTAAATCTATTCCCGATCCAACCAGAGGTAAAACTCGTCTCATATGGGAAAATACCTATGACTGGACTGTTAACTTTTTCAATGAGCATCCCGAATTAAAGGTTGGTGCTGAGATTGGTGTTGCTGGTGGTCAGCATATTAAGGCGATCATGGAAGAGACTAAAGTTGAAAAAATGTATGGTGTTGATCCATACATTAATGATTCTTGGGATATGCATGAATTTTTTGATGTTGATAAAGACTATGGTAGTTTTGATGGTCTTTATGGTGAAGTCAAAGATATGTTGAGTGTTTATGGAGATCGTGTGGAACTTATTCGCAAAAAGTCTACTGACGTTGCTCCTGATTTTGAAGATGGATCTCTTGACTTTGTTTTCATCGATGCTTTTCATGACTATGAAAACTGCTATAATGATATTAACTATTGGCACAACCGTGTCCGTAAAGGCGGATATGTGATGGGTCATGACTGGGAACATTCTGGTTTTCCTGGTGTCCAGAAAGCAGTAGTAGAACACTATGGCGATGCTGTAAAGGGTGTTCCTGGTCCAGTACATGTTTGGTATGTTGAGGTTTGATATTAATGAAAAAATTTAACCTTAGAGTAAACCTACTCTCCATAGAAGAGATTGAAGAAATTTATGAAAAGTATGTAGTAAAATCAGATGAATACTACAGAAAGTCAAATGATGAATACCATAAACTTTCTGATGCTGAAAAGAGAGAGTGGTTTCCTAGAGATTTTCCTAGACTAGCATCACTATTTGATTATAAAGAATGGGTTGAGAAGTATGATTTACATCATGTTGGTAAACTTCTTTCCACATGCGAAACAGACTTTGAACTGAAAAGTATTACTTATGATCAGATCTTTATTTGTGATTATCTTGTAGATAAAAAGTATGAACTTCATACAATGGATCTAGAAGATAAAGACTATGACATGATTATTTTCAACCAGACTCTGGAGCATTTGTATAATCCTTTCATTGCAATGAAGATCTTGTACAATCATTTGAAACCAGGTGGATATCTTTATACCACAGTTCCTACTATTAATATCCCTCATCAAGAACCATTTCACTTTTGGGGTATGACTCCAACAGGTCTATGTGTTTTAGGTGCTAGTGTTGGATTTGATATTATGGAATCTGGACATTGGGGAAACTTATCATATATTAATCATATCTTTACTCATAATGGTTGGCCAAATACTTTTAATGTTATGGTAGATAATCAAATTGAAAATGTTGAACACTGTCAATCTCAAACCTGGGCATTATTTAAAAAATGAAAATTTGTATTGTTACTATCGCCACTAATCAATACCTTCAGTTTGTTGAGAGGTTACTAACTGACATTGAGAATCATTTTCTTCCTGGTAATGATTTTCAATGTTTGCTTTGCACTGACCATGAAGTAGAGGTATCAGATAACGTCAAGGTTTCTTTAATTGAACATAAACCTTGGCCAGAACCTGCTCTTAAAAAGTACAACTACATCAATTCGGAATCTGAATTTTTAAAAGATTTTGATTATGTTTATCTTTTTGATGCTGATGTTGGTATTGTTGATAAGGTTGGAGATGAAGTTCTGCAAGACCTTATAGGAGTATTGCATCCTTATAAAATTCTTGAGGATAAATCAATCTATCCATATGAAAAGAATTCTAAGTCTACGGCATATATCTCAGATCAAAATCATGATAAGTATTATGCTGCAGCATTTGTGGGAGGAAAGTCCGAAACTTTCTTAAATATGGCAAAGACTATTGCAGGAAGAGTTGAAGAGGATGAAAGAAATGGTATCATTGCAAAATGGCACGATGAAAGTCATCTTAATAAGTATTTCAATGAAAACCCTCCTACTGCATTGAGTCCAAGTTACATGTTTCCTGAGGAACTTATTAACCATCCTCAGTATCCCTTTGAACCGAAGATTGTCGCTCTTAAAAAAGAGAGTCACTTCAACCAAGAAAAAATTAATATGGGGCAATACGGATGAAAATTGATTTGAGAAAAATTCCTGCGGTTTATATGAATCTTCCGCAGGATGTGAATAAAAAGAAATTCATGGAGAATCTTCTCGCCGAATGTGGATTCGAGAATATTCTCCGAGTAGAGGGTCCTTACAGACCTGACAACCCTCCCGCAGGGTGTGCCGGTGCTCATTACAATGGTCTTTGTGAAATAGATCCACCTTTCGTATTATTTGAGGATGATTGTCACCTTCATAATTTCAATCCTGTAATTGAAGTTCCTGATGATGCTGATGCTGTTTATCTTGGAACTTCTCAATGGGCAAGATACTTAGGTGCTTTTTCTGGACCATTTGTTCATTATGAAAAAGTTAGTAATGATATTGTTCGCACTTATAATATGCTTGGCGGTCATGCGATCTTGTATTTGACTACAGAGTATATTAGTATGTGTAAGAGGATTAGTCATCATGCTTCGGAAGTGATTGGATATAATCAAGATCCTGGATTTGCAGAGGTTCAAAAGTATTTCAATATATATTCTGTGAACGATCCCTTCTTCAAGCAAGATGGATACAATGAAGCAGTTACAACTTGTAAAATAACTGATGTTGGAATTCATGTGAGTGACTCACAAAGGTTTTTTGACAGTGTTAAATTTGATCTTGCTAGGTTGCAGGGAGTTCCTGATTTAAATAGAAATCCAAGTACATATCATCCATTAAAAATCGTATGAAATCTTTAGTAACTGGTGGAGCCGGGTTTATTGGTTCTAACCTCGTAGACCAACTTTTAGAATTGCGTCATGAAGTTGTCGTAATTGATAATGAGTATTCTGACGCTCATGATCAATTCTATTGGAATGATAATGCGAGTAATCACAAATACGATATTCGTGATTATGAAAATACACGTCCTCTTTATGATGGAGTAGACTATGTGTTTCATATTGCTGCTGAAGCACGTATTCAACCTGCTATTCTAAATCCCATTGAGGCAGTTAGCATTAACTCTGTAGGAACTTGTACAGTCTTGCAGTGTGCCAGAGAAGCAGGAGTAGGACGTTTAATGTATTCTTCTACTTCTTCTGCATATGGATTGAAGAATAAAATTCCAAATGTTGAAACACAACCAGATGATTGTCTAAATCCTTACTCAATTTCTAAAACGAACGGAGAAAAACTCTGCTCGATGTATACTGACCTGTATGGTTTAGATACGGTTATTTTTAGATATTTTAATATTTACGGAGAACGTCAACCTCTCAGAGGGCAATATGCGCCTGTTATAGGAATCTTTTTACGTCAACGTGCTGCTGGTGAACCTCTTACTATTGTGGGTGATGGAGAGCAGCGTAGAGACTTCACATACGTTGGTGATGTTGTTAGTGCAAATGTTATGGCAGCAATTAGTAATCCTGATGAAGAAGCATTTGGGCAAGTTTATAATGTTGGAACTGGCACCAACTATTCTGTGAATGAAGTTGCTGCTATGATTTCTGATAATACTGTAAATATTCCAGCACGTTTAGCAGAATCACGTTTAACTCTTGCAAATAATAAAAAACTTTATGATACTTTTGGGTGGAGACCAAATATGAAACTTGAAGATTGGGTAGGTAATCAGTTATGATTAAACAACTTAGAATTTTTTTATGGGGTATAGTTGCCGATTTAGAATATACTCTTTATCCTTGGAAAGATGAAAATGATACCCCACCTGAAAATATTATTGCAAAATATAATCTACCTGAAAAATCATTTGATGAACAACTTAATTATGATTGGATAAAGTCGCATGATGAAAAGATTAATAGACTTCAGAATGAAATGATTTGGGTACAGGCGCAATTAACAAAAAATGGATAAAAATAAGGCACTTTATAAACTCAAAAAACTTCCTCCCATATATTATCTAAATCTGGATGAACAACCAGAGAGAAAAGAATATATGGAAG